ACATGCGGGTTTCTGGAGTATCAAGGCTCTCCAAGGAAGGCATCTCCCCATTACAGCCTAAATTAAAAAAGTGCTGGTTTTTATTTCAAGTCTAAAACCAGCAAAAGCGACATGCGGGTTTCTGGAGTATCAAGGCTCTCCAAGGAAGGCATCTCCCCATTACAGCCTAAATTAATCTAATCTACTTCCGGCATAAGCACGGAAACCATATTTTTCTAAAACCTTCTGGGCGGCATACGCACCAGCTTCTTTAGTGTCAATATTCTGACAATTATGTTCACTTGGATTCCAAATGCTGAATGCTTTAGTGTAGTTCTGTGTAATACCAGCGGCTTTCAACGTCTTGCCCATTTTAGTATTGCCTTTAATACCAAAAATTTCAACCCAGGCAAAACCACAAGCATACTGATCAACACCGCCCAATTTTTCTTGGAAGTATTTGTCAGCGGCTTCGCGGGCGGCTTGTTTAGCTTCTTTTACGATTTCTACTACTTGTTCTTTAGTGTAATTCATTTTAGCTCTTTCTTTATTTTGTTAATATATGTATATTATACAATCAATTTTATCAAAAGTCAACCAAATTAAAAATGTGGATCATAATATTCTTGGCGACCCGGAACTAAAAAACAATAACGGCAACCAGTTTCTGTATAATAAACACGACCATCTTGAGCTATTTTTTGAGTATATTTTTTGCCAGATTCTGTGAAAATAAATTTCTTAGTGATACGGGCAATTTTACTGTCAAAGTAGCGATCTCCGCCAATACCATAACTTACTTCATCACCTACTTTATATTGTACCATTTTAGCTCCTTTTGTTTTACTATACAAATATTATAGCAAAATTGGTATTTTGAGTCAACCAAAATAAGTGTTGTTTTTTTACAACGATTATTTCGTTGGGGGATAAGGCGGTTGATCGGGAGAAAGTGTGGCTTGTGGTGGTGGAGTTGAAGGAATCACAGGTGGATTATTGTAAGTGCCTATACCCGCTTTGGTTAGAACTGATTGCGTAACCCCTTGCCGCAAACACGCCACAACTGCTTGCCCGCCTATAATACTTAAATCCGCTACAGCCTCTAGATACTGAGCTGTTCCACCAACTGTTTGATTTAATCCATAAGTTGGTAATTGTGATACAAATCCATTCATAGCAGATTGACTATGTTGATAATCATTAAAATTTATGCTGGCTTTTGTTTGTAAATTAAATTCATATGATAATTGCGAAGCCATACTATTCCAATATGTATTCAGTTGTTGTGTTTGATTTGGATATGTTGATACTAATGTTGAGATTTCAGAATTTGTCGCGGCAATTAGTGCTACCATAGCATCGTTGATAGTGTCATATGTTCCAGCGGCTGGACCAGATGGAATGTCAACAGGACCAGTAACAGGACCATACACACCATTTAGTGTATCAACCATAGTACTGTATATTGATGATAAACTAGTAATATTCATTGTGTTTACTGTACTAACTGTATTAGTTAAATTTGTAGTAAAACCTATGCCGGTGGCAACTCCTAAAATGTCTACGACATTTACTGTATTGCCACCATTTAAACTATTATAAAAGTTTAAAGTTGCTTGACTAACTGGCGATGTTTGAGCATTTATTAAATTTAATCCGTAAGTAGTTTGAACATTGGATACGGCTTTCGCAAAAGAAGGCAAAGTAAGGTTACTTATATTAATAATACCTTTCATACTTGTAGCTAATGCTTTGTTTGCCAAAGCCTGGTCAGGAGGTATTATTTGACTTAATCTATCGTATGTTGTCATGATGTTGTCCTTAGTGCCCATGATGGCAGTAATTGGAGCAGTGTATTATTAACAGTGCCGGCAGTGTCGGTGTATATAAACTGACTTATGCTGTTTACATCATAAACTGTTAAGGACTGAAAACTGTTTGGGAAAAGTTTGTAAGGATTAATTAAATCTGCCATGGTATTAATATTGGCTGTTTTAACTCCAAGAATCTGTAAAACTTGATTTAAATTATCTCCGGTAATTTTTGTCATTGCGGTATACATAGCTCTTTGATCTAAAATACTCACAGTAGATGCTGTAGTTTGACTAGATGTTATATTAAGAATTGTATCAGCATTCACTCCTGAGTTGACCATGATTAATGATATGCCTGAAGATATGCCACCAATAAAAGCCAGTTGCTGAAATACAGCTAACGGAGTCCCCATCTCATCCAAGTTTTTTAAATTAATTAACGAACCTAAATTAATTAAATCTTGTCCCCACAAACTTGTACTGGCATTTACGGCTGTAACATCACCAGTTACCATATTGTTAGTGTTGGTAAACATATTACCCAAGTAAGTATTGGCGTTTTGAACAGATGTAATTTGTTGATTTGTAATAGTTACATAGGCTTCTGCTGAATTAAAGGCTTGAACAAATTTAGTAAGATCACCGTTGCCCATGTAATTGTTAGCAGTGGTGCTTAAAAAAGTTGTAAAACCTGCCGATGTAGGTAGTGTAGAGTACGTGTTGCCTATACTGTCACCCAATGCCGGGCAAATAGTATTGCCCATTGTTTCTAAAGATTTAATAGTCCCAACAGACAAATTTCCAACCCCGCTGGCTCCTAAAGTAATAGCCGTTACACAGTTACCTAAAGCACTACTGGTATTGTATGAACTTATAGCATTTGTAAAGTCTTGATTAACTATAAGGCCTTGGTTTTGAAGTAGGCTAGCTCCTGCTGTTAGTTGTAAAGGGGTAAGCGTACTAATAATTGTCATACCAATTAACCTATTCTAACAGTAGGATTACCTGTACCACGAGAGTGACCACAACTATCAGAGTCAGTACTGACAACAATAGGTAATCCACCTACACGTACAGTTGTATTAGATCTAGCAATCGTAACAGCCGCACCTTTAAGACACAAAGGTTTAATAATAGGAGGAGAGTGAGGAGTGATAGATGAACCCGAGACCATTATTGGGGCGCCTCCCACCTTCACTGTAGGATTTCCTTTAGTGGCTTGTCCGCCACATACGTTTGGCATTCCTTCTGTAACTACTTGTCCTGGCATACTATCCCATCACGATTTTTTTACTTGGAACGGCGATACCTGTTGTAGTCTGTATGTATTTTTGTTTAATAGCATCAGCGGTATCGACTACCATTGTAACGTTTTTAATATTTAGCGTTACTTTTGCCCCTTCTTCTGAAGTAAAGATAGTCTGCATTAGGCCCATGCCTTGTGGTCCGGGCGACACACTTAATGGTTCTACTATGTAAACATAGTCACTGTCAAAACCTACTACTTTTCCAATTACTTCTTCGCTAGAAGATAGTTTGAATGTATATACTTCGTTTTCTTTAATATTCATTTTATCCTTGTAAATGTCTGCGTAATTCTGTAAACCCGCCAATATAGTTATCGTCTAAGAAGATCTGGGGTAAAGTTCTTGCCGTAGGCACTGCTTCTAATAACTGGTCTCTAGTCCAATCTCCGTTAATATTACGTTCTTCAAATTCAATACCTTTCATCTTAAGAAGTCCTTTGGCTTGATCGCAAAATGGGCAGGAATTTTTGCTCCATACAATAGCTTGAGTCATAATTATTCTCCTTGTTATAAATTTGGTAATGCGTTATAGTCAAGTGAATCGCTCATCACGCCAATTACATAATTGGTAGATTCAGATTCTTGTAGTGCTGTTTGTTTGTTACTGACATTGGTATGTTTGTTAAACCATGGGATAGGCGTTGTTTTTGGAGCCAGGGTTTGATATTTGATACCAATTTCTTTAAGAGCATTTACTGCAGTATAGTCAACAAAGTCTTTGAGAATACCAGCATTTAATCCGATGACCGGTCCTTTTTGGAACAAGTAATCGGCCCATTGTTTTTCTTCCCGTATAACATCCAAATACATTTGATAAACTTCTGCTTCACATTGTTGTTTAGCTCTAGCAAATCTTGAATCTTCTTTAACAACTTGGTTAATTAACCATGCGGTCCAATCTTTATGTAGTATTTCATCTTGTAAAATTAATGAAATAATATTGCCGTTACCAATAAAGATACGATTTTCTACCATGGCTAAACTTGTGGCAAACGATACCATAAAACGGAAAGCTTCTAATCCATAACTGGCGTTAAGGGCTAACCAAATAGCACGAATATATTCTTCTTCGTCAATGTCTAATCCTGCTTCTTTTTGACAATTTAATTTGTTTAACTTATCATAATATTCACCGATGCTACTGGCCATATTGATAATTTCTTCAGTGTCATGTATAGTATTGAATACATCTTTGGGCACATTATATATGTTACGAATAATGTGACTGTAACTACGGCTATGAATATTAGTTTCAAAAAATGACCAATTATACATTAGTGCTTCTAATTCCGGAATAGAACACACAGGAGTAAAGACCTGTGCCGGACCTCTACCTTGTAAACTGTCTAAGGCAGTTTGTCTTAATAAATTACTAGTAAAGATATGGCGCACTGTGTCGCTAGCTTCTTTAAAATCGTTAGTGTCTTTAGTCAAACTGATTTCTTCTGGGACCCAAAAGAATCCACGAGCTTCTTGCTCGAACTTTACAATTTTATTGTATTTTACTTCTTCAAATCTCTGTATCGTTACAGGACCCGCTGGGTCTAGAAACATTTTTCGATTGAGATAATCGGTTTTGGTTGATAAGTTATATTGTTGTTTGCTCATTTATATTTTCTTTAATTAAAATATTGTTTGACTGTGTTAAGACCTTGTAGGATCTTATTTTTGTCTTCTTCGGC